TAGAGACCCGCGAGGAAAAACTCAATTTTATGATAATATAAACGAATTTAGACATGATATAATTAACAGGGGCGAACTAGGTTACGGCCTTATGGCTTCCGCAAAATATCATAGACAAAGAGGCAAACCTTTTAAGACTTATGCTTACGTTGATTCTAGAGGGCGAGTATACCACAGAGGCTATCTTACTCCTACAGGAGGAGAAATTGCAAGACCTTTTCTTAATTCTGCAAAAGCTGAAAGAATGACACCAGAGGCTTTAAGAGAATTAAAAATTCAAGTAGGTGCTTTTATAGGCCCAGGAAATGAAGCTCTTACACAAGCAGGTAGACTTGATATTTTTAAAAGAAATGAAGCTAAACTTCTTGAGCTTGGTGGGCTTCTTCAAGCAACTACTCAAAGAGATAGACGTATAAGAGAATTTTTAGAACACCCTCTCATTCAGGGGCTTGAAGGAAAAGAAGTCCCTAAGATGGCTAGGCTTGCTCTGGAGTACAAAAGAATACACGATCACACTGCAGGTAACGTAAATAACGTTAATTTGCTAAGAACCTACAGAACGAAACTAATGATTGAGAACGACGCATCGTCTAGCGGTGCTCAAATCATAGGTCTTTCTACAGGTGATCGTCAAGTTGCAATAGCTAGCAATGTTATACCTACTACTCAAAAAAATCGTCTTTATGACTTAGTAGCAATGGATACAATAAATGATCCTGAATATTTAAAAATACCTGCTTTAAGAGATGCTAATCTTAAATGGGAAGATCTCTCTAATGCTGCTAAAGGTCAAAACATGGTTGGTTTTTATGGTGCGGGTGCAGCAACAAAAACAATGAGAGTTACTAAAGGTCTTAGAGAAGTTCTAGAAGATAAAAACTTCTTGGTAATAACAAAAGAGAATTTAAATGCTAACTTAAGGTTAGTAGATGGACGAATAAAAATAGCTCAAAGAGAAGGTGCTGATGCAGTAGTCGCACAACTCACTAGCTTTAGAAAGGAATTAATTGAGGTAATAAATAATAATCAACCAGTCGGAAGAAACTTGCTTAAAGACGCGCAAGATATACATCCTGACGTTGGTGATTTTGTTAATACCTTAACTAATAAAAGACAGGGTCTTATTGGCCCTAAAGATTTTTCAGAAATCTCAAGGATAATGAGTAAAAACATGTCTAAGAGAGCGCCAGTCACGGACAACTTTATAAACTATTGGAAAAAAGTATCGGTTCGGTATGTTACTGAAACTGAAAAGGTTGACATTCCTTGGGTTACTTTCGACGGAAAGATAATGACTCAAAGATACAGACCTCAAATACAAGAGCGAATAGAATTTAGAGATCCAGTGTCAGGTAGACTTGTGAAAAATATCTACGAGACATCGGCAGAAGATGGAAGACTTTTAGGTAAAGGTTCCATAACTGATGCTAGAATCGGACTCGGAGTTAATGGAAACCATAGTAATGATGCCGTTTTAGTTCGGAAATTTCATCTATGGGGTAGGAAAAATAATATACCTACTGGAACAATCCATGACGCTTTCTTTACTAACATTGGAGATGTAGAAAAAGCAAAAAGAGCCTTAAGAACCATCTATGCAGATGCTCTAGAGGGTGATACAATAAGAAAAACCTTGAAAGAGATGCGTAAGCAAGGACTTTCAAGAAAAAGTTATAACGAGCTTCTTAAAGAAGCAAAAGAATTAGGGTTGATCGATCCTCCTAATAAAATAACGAGGAAAGAAATACTCGAACCCGATACTGACTTTAAAGAGTGGTATGGGATTGGACCATAGATATTTGTAATAGGCTGTGGACCTTCAAATAAATAAATCTGTGATTTAACAATAAAACAAGCTGTGCTTGAAAGGAAATATAATGAGTCAAGAAATTGTAGAAGAAACTGTAGAAAATACAGAAGTAATTGAGCAAGAAGTGCAATCAACACAAAATGAATCAATTACTAAAGAAGAAACCGAAGTAGACCCTATTGAAGTAGCTGTTCAAGAGCGACTTGCCCAAATGAAATCCAACATGGATCGCATGGTTAAGGAAAGAGATATTGCTCTTAAAAAGGCGGCTGAAATAGAACAACAACAAAAGCAAGAAAAATTAAAACGGTTAGAAGAAGAAGGTAAAATTCAAGAAGCACTTGAGATGAAGCTAGCAGAAGCTGACGCTAAACTTAAGGTTTATGAAGAAGAAAACACTCGTCTAAATCGTGATAATATAGTAAATTCTGCTTTATCATCTTTGGATTTTAGAAATGATCGTTCTCGACAATTAGCTTATCGTGATATTGTTGATGAGCTTACTAGAAACGAAGATGGTTCTTGGGTTCACAAATCTGGAATTAGTATACAGGATTATATTGCATCTTACTCTAAAAATGAAGAAAATAATTTTTTATTTAAAGTGAAACCTAACTCAGGTACCGGAGCAGTTTCTCCAACAGGAGCGCCTAACACCACCGAAAAGAAATCTATTTCACAAATGACTACGGATGAGGTTTTGGCTATGGCTGCAAAAGGACAGTTAGGTTCGTTCAATTATTAATATAAGGAAAGATAGAAATGCCTATTACAAATACAGACTTTCAAAATGTGGCTCTTGCTATTTCTGCTTATGCTGACGAGGCGTATACAACTTCTAAAAAGTTGAACTCAACAGATATTGTAGGACAGCGTGACGACATTAACGCAAGCGGCGAATCTTTTGTTGGCCAATTCCGTTACTACAAGCCACTGTCTGCAAACATTAACGTTGCATCACTTTCAAGTGCAACAGATGGTACATATACAGACATCTCAACTGATTTGGCAAACTATGTCAAAACAGTTCGTACCTTTGGTGCGCAACAAGTTAACATGCAAGAAGTAATCTCACAACAAGACGGTCTTGCAAAAATTGCCCGTGACTTTGCACAAGTTCGTGCAGACGATGAAGGCGAAGCCCTTATGTCAGTCCTTAAAGGTATTGCTCTTAGCGAAGTTACTCGCGGAGATCTTGGTGGATCTGGTAATGGTGGTATTATTGCTTATGACACAGACGCAGATACAGCCGCTACAGGTATGTTTGTGGATATTAACGCGTTGGGTCTTTTTGGAGCAGCTGCAACTGGTTCTTCAGATGAACGTGCTTTGTTTGATTCATCCTCAACAGGTGCTGCCCGTGGTCAACGTTTGTTTAAAGCAGTAGGTGCTGCGTTTAAAGATCACGAACCAGACTTTATGTATCTCGTTACTTCACCAGAAGTAATGGCAGAAATGCGTGCTGCAAACCTTGTAGACGAAACCGTAGTAACAGACGGAAACCTTCAGTTTAACACAATCTTTGCCGGTAAATTCCGCTTGGTAATGACTCGTGCTAACCAAATGGCTTCTGGCTTTGCATCTGGAGATCTTAACGCTCAATCAGACAAATGTACTTTTGTATGTAAACCAGGATCAATTACGTTTGCCCCTGTTCCAGTACCAATGCCTGTTGAAGTTGATCGTGACGCAGCTGCTTACACTGGTGGTGGTTCTACAAACGTATGGTATCGCTATGGCTTCATCATGCACCCAATGGGTTATGACTGGTCAGGTGCTACTAACGCATTTGCAACTAACGCTACGCTTGGTGCTGCTGCATCATATACCCGTAAGTTTAATGCTCTTAACTTGGGTATTCTACCTATCTTCCACTCTTAATTCATTAGGAGGAACTAATGGCTTTATCTGTTGGAACCAATAGTTACGCATCTGTTGCAGATGCAGACACTTACTTCGACACAAGGATAGATAACGCTAATTGGGCAAATGCTGCTACAGCACTTAAAGAAGATGCTTTAGTAACTGCAACCCAAATAATAGATAATCATCCTTGGATTGGAAACGCTGTTAGTTCTTCCCAAGCTCTTGCGTGGCCAAGAAAAAATACTACGCATTACGACCCCCGATTAGGTCTCGAAACTAAATTTACTGAATCTGAAACACCTAGTGCAGTAAAAACTGCAGTGTATGAGCAAGCGTTGCATTTACTTGATAACGAAGACTTGCTTCAAGAAAAAGTACAAACTTTCGAGAGTATCTCTGTGGGTTCAGTTAGTTTATCTGACAGCAATAATGACACAGGAAAAACTTCTATACTACCAGCGCGAGTACTTAGACCTATACGTCATCTTATACGAAGAGGGCATACTGGAATGACTGGTGCTACATGGTGGAGGGCTAACTAATGTCATTATCTGCCAGAGTAACGGCGGCTGTAAACAGAGCCTTTAAATCGGCTGGCGACTTAGTCAAAACTGCAACACTTTCTAGTAAAGCAGTTACTAGCTTTGACTTTAGCACAGGAAGTACTGTAAGTTCTAGTAGTTCTCAAAATGTAGATGTTATTGTGCAATCTACCCAAAAGCCTTCAGGAGATGCCTTTACTACAACGGCAATAATGAAGACGGGGGTAGATATGTCAGTGTATGATACTTTAACGTTTGATTCTAAAACGTTTAATATAATTGACTTTACTGACAATGGATTTACTATAGAGGCTATACTTGTCAGGGAGGTTACGTAATGTTTAATAACGTCCTTACTGATATAAACTCAGTATTTGCTGATTCATCTTGGACTTCTAACAACATAGATATATACCCTGATAATTATCAAGGTACTTTAGCTGACGAAAACGAATATCTTCGTTTAAATGTTATGCCTAATTCCAGCCAATATTTTACCCATGGTGGTGAAAAAAATTTGTCAGGAATGGTGGCTATAAAAATGTTTGTTAAAGCAGGTGAAGGACAATCTAGATTAATGGCTATAGCTGATATACTAGATAATGTTTTGCAAAGCAAAAGATTGACTAATGGCACAGAGCTTGGCACATCCTATATGAATGTGGAAGGGCTAGACCCAGCAAACAAATCATTATATAGCGCGAGCTATATTATACCATTCAAGATACATGGAGATTAAACATGGCACATATTGATGCACTTGGTTCAGGTATTTTTACATACATGGACTACTATAAAGGTGATGCTACTCCTGCAAGCGAAGACATTGCGGGGTATAAAGCATTATTTAATACTGTTACAACAGACGTAGATGCAAGTGAATTGTTTCGTATTGAATCAGTTCGTGAGTTTCCTTCAATTGGTACTCCTGCTAATATTGTTAACGTACCAGTATACGGTCAAAAAACCTCTTCTCAGGTTCAAGGCCAAGCAGACGCTCCAACTTTAGAGCTTACAATTAACTACATTCCAACTAACGTAGATGGTACTGATGAACTTCACGATATTCTTGGAACACAGGTTTATTTCCGTTTCATGATGTGTGATGCGGCAACTACTCTTGCAAACTCTATTGGGGCAACAATTAGCAACAAGAACACATCTTTCTATTTTAAAGGTAAAGTAGAGGCTATTCTTGTAAATCCATCATTGACAGACCAAACAACGGCTACCGTTACTTTGTCAACTCAGTCTGATTTCTTTGGACCAGACACAAAATAAAACTTAATTAGGTAGAATATATGACAGAAAAACCGTTTAGTAAGTCTTTTGTAATGAGAACTACATTTAGACATATGAGACGAAGCTGTGATATAAGCATTAGAAAGAGTTTCGAAAGATTTAAGGACTTTGATAAAAATAGTCAAATGGGCCAAGAAATCATGGAAACTCTTTCGGTGCTACACTCAGTTCGTAAAATGTTAGATGATTTTCAGAAAGAAAACAATCATTTGTTTTCGGAAGACAGTAAGGTAGAATATAATGAAACATTTAGTTAATAAAGTAATGCTAGAAAAAGTAGACTTCATGGGAGACACAGTAGATGTTAAAAAATTAACTGTGTCAGATATTTTGGAGATACAAAGAACTTCTGAAAAACTTGCTAAATCTAAAAATCCAGATGAAATGGCACTTATTCGAGAAGTAATAAAAAGGGCAGTCATTGGTGCCGATGAAATTTCCAATGAGGAATTTGAAACTTTTCCTTTATCTGAATTAACTGATCTTTCAAATAACATAATGAGACTTTCCGGCCTTAATAGTCAAGGGGCTGTTGAGGGAAACTAACTGAAAGAGAGGAGATGCTTTACGATATTGCTTATACGTTAGGTATGCCTGTTTACAAACTTGAAAACGAAATGCCTTACGAGGAATATGTAAAGTGGATGCATTACTTCTCTAAAAGACCACAAGGTTGGAAAGAAGACCAAAGAACTTATATGATAATGAGAGCTTTTGGTGTTAAAGAATCTGCTGAAAGTATATTTCCTACTTTAGCAGCAGTAAAGAAAAGCTCGTTGTCAGAACCTGACAAAGCGTTGCCCAAAGGTCAGTTCCTTAAAAGGATGTTAGATGCTACTAAAAGTAGTGGATCTGAATGGATTCCACCATGGTTAAAGGATAAACAAAATGATCACTCTTGACGTTGTTAACTTTAAACAAGAGATGGATAGAATAGAACAAGAAGTAATGCTTCTTGGAAAAATGGAAATACATGAACAAATAGATAAAGCAACGGATGAGCTTAGGGTAGTAACACCTGTTGATACAGGTAAGGCCAGAAAAGGTTGGTTTAATACTAAGTCCTTTTCTCCCCTTGGTTCTCAAATAGGGACTATAGAAAACCCTGTTGATTACATATCAATACTAAATAATGGACATAGTAAACAAGCACCTCGTTATTTTATAGAACAAGTGCTTATTAAAATAGGTATACTTACCCCTGACTAAATAAATGCCCCTGATGGCGCTTCATATGAAGACCACGGGGGCAATTTTATTAAGGAGAACCGCATGAGTGGCGTAGAAATTCGAGTACGTGCTAATACGAAGCCAGCACAACGTGAGTTAAGTAGATTAGAAAGATCAGTACAAAATCTTGATGAAAGAGCAAGAGGCGTTAGCAATGCCTTTAAAGTTATGGCTGCAACTATAACAGGGGCTTTTGCTGCTAAAGGGCTTACAACGTCACTAATAAGAGCAGGGGATGCCGTTAAAAACCTAGAGAACCAAATCTCCTTGGTAACTGGAAGAGGCCCAGAACTTGCTAATGCGGTAAATCAAGTAGTTCAAATAGCCAATCGGTCTCGCGTACCTATAAATACAGCTGCAACTACTTTTAACAGGTTTGGTCTTGCTCTTGAAGGGACTGGCGTAAGTGCTAAAGGTCTTCAAGTAGCAACAGAAGCTGTACAACAAGCGGCTATTATATCAGGTGCTACTGCTGAGACTGCCTCTGCATCTATTATGCAGCTTGGTCAAGGTCTTGCTTCAGGTGAGCTAAGAGGCGAAGAACTTAATTCGGTTCTTGAGGGTATACCAAGACTTGCAAGAGCTATTGCAGACGGTATGGGAGTTCCTTTTGGCAAACTAAGAGAGCTTGCTAAAGACGGTCAACTTGATACAACTACCGTATTTAATGCTATTATAAAAGAAGCTCAAAACTTAGATTCTGAATTTAATACTTTAGATGCTACTGTGTCTCAACTTGGGACAGTTCTTAAAAACAATTTAACAATAGCACTAGGTGAAGTAGATAAAGCCTTTGGGTTTTCAGAATCTGCTGCAGCTAAATTAATGTTCCTTAACGGGGTTGTTCAGTATGTAGGCCAAAATGTAGGAAAATTTGTTGCAAGTTTTTCTCTTGGCTTCGACATTTTATTAATAGATATTAAATACTTTGTATTTTTAGCTAAACAACTTTTGTCAGATCTTTTTACAGGCGCAATAACAGGTGAAGAACTTGCTATTCTAGTAGATATGGCGTTAGCTAAGGCAAAAGAAAAGATAACAAACACTAAAGATTTTGTAATTAATTTTGTTGTAACAGGTCTTGAAAGAGTAGAAGAAGCTGTTCCTGTTTTAGGCAGGGTTTTAAGAGCAGTTAGAAAATTTGGTGATGATGTTATAAAAAAATTTAAAGAAATTTTAGATAAAATTATAACAAATTCTTACTGGACTGATCTTATAGATGGGACTGCTAATTCTATAGGCGGCTCTAGAACTTATGCGGTGCTTAATACAGTAAAAGACTTTATAAGTAATTGGGCCTCTGCAATAGTTGTTACTTTTGAAGCTTTAAGAAAAAATGCAATTAATAGATTTGAAGAACTTAGAACTAAAGTTAGTGATACAACAGGTTTCCAAGATGGTGTTATAACTGTTGCTGCTTACGATATTGATATAAATCCTGCTCTTAATACTATTGAGAGGTTAAAACTTTCCTTAAGAAAAGCATTTACAGTAGAAGAAGATTTAGGTTCAGATGGACCTTCTCAAGGAACTGTTACGAGACTTAAAACCTTTACTGAACTCCTTGAAGATACTGGTCAAGGAATATCTGACTTAGGTTCTAGAGCCTATATTAATACACAAGAATTAATAAATTCTTTAATCGGCATAGGTCAAAACAGATTAGAAATAGGTCAACAAGGTTTACAAAATTTAAAAGATTTTGGAAAAAGTATAGCAGAAACAGTTAAAGAAGGGATTCTTTTTGACCTAGATGTTTTAAATTCTGCAATTAATCTTTTAGTAGTAGGTGCTTTACTTCAAAAACTTCCTACTACAAGAACTCTAGTTACTCTTACAGGTCTAGTGTTTTTTGCGACTACCGACGCCTTCGACGATAACATCAGAAGTGTAGGTAGGGGTTTTGGAAAGCTAATTAGAGAGGGTTTTGAATCCGAGGGCGGTGCAACCGGATTAGTAAATGATATATTTAAACAAATATTCGACGCATTTAAAAACCTTGGAGAAGGTTTATCTCAAGGTATATTTGGCATAGAAGTTTCTGCAATAACCCCTGAATTTGCATCTCAAGCAGGTTCAGGTCTTGAAGAACGATTTAAATCTAAACCTATAAGTACAAATCTTACTGAGTTTATTATTCCAAAAGAAGATGAACTAAAAGCTAAATTAGTAACCGCACTAGGAGCAATAACTGCTGTATTTAGTCTTGGTCTTCTTGGAGTTCCTGGATTATCTTTTGCAACAAAAGCTTTTGGTAAAGCATTGATGGTAACTTTATCAGGTGGCATGACAGTTGCTAAAATACTTGGTGCTGAACTTATTTTGGCTTTAGCAAGCAGTGAGTTAGTAGGAGAAACTGCAGCTTGGAGGAAAAATGCTTCAAAACTAGGCCAGACTATAGGAAAAGCAATTCGAGGAGGTATTATACTTGGATTAACTGTTCTTTTAGCCGATGAAATAGGAGACACTTTATCTAATCTTATTAGATCAGCAGTAGATAAATATATACAGATAGTAAAAAGAGAAACTGCCTCAGAACAATCTGAACGAAGAGCAGAAAAAGGATTAGAAGCAAGTGATGGTAATTATCTTGCTCAAATGATTGGAACAGGAGCGATAAGGCTAGACGAACTCAGTTCTAATACACTTAAAGATGTTGCAACAAAATTATCTTCAACTCAAGAAAGTTTTGCAGACTTTGGAGATTTATTTAGAAAAGGAAGTGCTTTAGAAGAAGCAATAACAGATCTTAATCAAGAAATAAGTAAAAGAACAGATCTTAGTGAAGAGGATAAGGCAACACTTCTTAAATCTATGTTTGATATTGGAAAATTTTTTGATGCTCTCTCAGATGGGGTGGTAGGCCCTAACAAAATTAGTGATGCTTTTTCCTATACACGGCAAGCAAACGGAGGCTATATAAGTGGCCCTGGAGGTCCGACAGACGACAAGATACCCGCCTTACTCTCTAACGGTGAGTTTGTTGTAAGAGCGTCTTCTGTTAAAAAGTACGGCCAAGGGTTTTTAAGTGCTATTAATGCAGGTGCTTACGCTTCAGGAGGTCTTGTTAGAAGATTTGCTAATGGAAGCGGAGCAGGTCCAGTTCCTACTTCACAAGCTCAAGCCTTAACACAAAGAACGTTAGACCTCATCTCTGGCAATATCGCTGCGATTAGTGAGTCAGGGTTATTCTCCCTAGACAAAGTTCAAGATACTATGAGAAAAGCCATAGAAATGGGAGATTTCGAGGCGGCTGGCAGAATAGCTGCTAAGTACGGAAGTCTTAGTGATATTGTTAATGGTGTTAAAGACTTAACGACCCTTACCGAAGAACAAAAGAAACTTTTTATAGATGCATTTGAAAAGGGAGGAGAAAGTGGTACAGCTAAAGCAGCAGAGAATGCTTCCTCAAACTTTGTAACTGAAATAAAAAGAGGTCTTGTTGAAGGATTAAAAACCGGAGACTTTAAAGCTGTTGGAGAAGGTCTTCTTGATACTTTTACTACTAGCATACTTGAAAGTTCTGTCAGTGGTCTTGTAGATAGCCTTCTTGATGCAGATACATTTAAAAGTCTTTTTAAAGGTTCTTCAGATTTTGGTAAAGGCATAGGTAATCTTGGTAACAAAGGGATTGATAAGGCTTTAGGAAACACAGGTGAAGAAGCAACTGGTTTTTCTGGCCTGTTAAAAGATTTATTTGGTGGACTTACTAAAGGCTTTGGTAGCCTGTTGCAAGGTCTTACTGGTTCTCTTGGTAGTCTTTTTGGAGGAGGTACTAGCGGTGGAGGTGGTGGACTTGGTTCACTTATTTCTGCTGGTCTTAAATTATTTAATTTTAACAGCGGAGGTATAGTACCTAGCACACCTTATTCTCGCGTAGGCATGGATAGTGTTCCTGCAATGCTAACTCCAGGGGAAATGGTTATTCCTGCAAATAGAGTAAAATCTATGAACAATAATAATTCTAACTCAAGCGTCGTAAACCTTTCTATAACTGGTGATATATCTCGTCAGACCAGAAGGGAGATAGTAAGTATGTTACCACAAATTACCCAAGGCGTAAACGCTAATAATAAAGAAAGAAACTTTAAATATGGCTAATTATAGTAAATTATTTAAAGTAAAAGGTGGTAATTTAATATGGAAAACTTCTAGAGGCCGACAGGCCTCTGGTAGCATAGCTGGTACAGATCATGGCGATGGCTATAAAACTGTTAGAATAGATGGGAAGGCCCATTACGTTCACAGAATAATAAAAGAAATGACCAGTAAAAAGAAAATTTCTGGTGATGTAGATCATAAAAACAGAAAAAGGTCTGATAATAGATCAAAAAATTTGCGTACGACTACTCGATCTAATAACAATAAAAATAGAAAATCGTGGTCACGCAAAAAATAGGAGATCCTAAAGGGTCTCCTTTTTTATCAAAAGCGTCAAATATCACAAAGCCCCTAGAAAAAAAGTGAGAAAAATAAGGCATCTATAA